CCATGTCGTCCGCGGCTAAAGAGCGCCTGATCGCTTTCAGTAAGATCGAGCCGGAGGATATCCAGCTCTGGTACTTGAACCGCATGGGGCGGGATCTTAAGTCTGCTCCTGACAAGGAAGTCGTGCGGAGGCTTTTGTGCTCGTAGTTTCGCCAAATCTTGAGGGCTTGCAGTTTTCACGCTGCAAAAGGGTGGCGATGGTCTGGGAGATTACTCGGACTGATGGCGTGATTCTCCGCTTGACTTCTCACGACGTTGAGCTTGAGGTCCTGGGGAACACTTACACCCCGAACGCTGCGCCTAACCCTTCAGCCCTGAGACGAGAAGCTGGAATGAAGGAGAACGACCGCGACTTCCGCGGCGTTCTTTCTTCTTCCGCGATCACCACCGAGGACTTGCTTGCTGGCCGCTACGATGACGCCCAAATCGACGAGCGACTTGTGGACTGGCGGTATCCATGGGGTGGCTCTTTCACCTATTCCCGTTACTGGATCACGAAGGTGAGCTATGACGGGGAGCAATTCTTCGCGTCGATCACCGGTCTTGCGCGTTGGCTGCGCCCACGCTTTGGCGATGTTTTTGGGCGTACTTGTCGCTTCAACCTTGGAGATGACAACTGCCAGGCTGTTCCTGCTTCGTCATCTTCTGTCGTTGTTGCCGGTATGGCTGACGGGGAAGCGAAGAGGATTATCAGAGCAACAACCGCGAGCCTGGGAACTCAGGCCGATGACTTCTGGAATTCTGGCAAGGTTGAATTCACGAGCGGAGCCAACAATGGACTCAAGGGAGAGATCAAGGACTACGTAGACACGAACAGAGAGATCGTCCTTCAGTTGCCTATGAAGTTCCGCGTCGAGATCGGCGACCAGTTCACGATCACGCAGGGCTGCAACAAGACGGCGCAACAATGCGAGGACGTCCACTCTAACCTCGACAACTTTGGTGGCTTCCAGTTCATCCCTACAACTGACCGGGTCCTGAGAGTGACCCCTAACGCATCATGATCGAAGAGAAGACTATTCAGCAGAAGATCATCGAAGCTGTCCGCGAGGCTCTGGGGACGAGGTTCGTCCATCAGGGTCGCCTCGTCGGTTCTGGTATCGACTGCGTCGGCCTTCTTGTCCACGCAGCCAAGACCCTTGGCCTTCCCCACCATGATGAGCGAGCCTATCCCATCGCACCGAGAAAGCGCTGGCTGGAGGAGGTCCTCGCGAAGAGCCTGACGCGCATCGACCCAGAGGAGGCCGGCCCCGGTGACGTGCTCTGCTTCTGGATCAGAAAGCCCGACTCTCCGCAGCATGTTGCCGTTTTGAATGAGTCCGGAGGGATGATCCACACCTATGCTGACGTGGGTAAGGTCGTGGAGCATGGCCTCGACGAGTTCTGGAAGAAGCGAGTCTCTTCGGCCTGGCGCTACGAGGGGGCCGTCTAATGGCGTCAATTATTCTCGGAACGGTTGGCTCACTTCTTGGCCCTGTCGGTGGCGCTATCGGTGCCGCCGTTGGTGGATATCTTGACCGGGCCTTTATCTTCCCTGCGCTCATTCCCGAGCAAGTGATTGAGGGGCCGCGCGTCAACGAGCTCCAGATCCAAGGATCTGACGAAGGCCAGCCGGCCAACTTCATCGTCGGTGGTGAGGCTCGAGTAGCTGGGACAATTATCTGGATTACGGACATTCAGGAGACTCAGCACACATCGACTCAGGGCGGCAAGGGTGGAGGCGGCCAAAAGACGCGGAGCTACACCTACTCCGTTGATATGGCTATTGCCATTGCGATGCAGGACAATATTACTCTCCGCAAGATCCTCGCAGAGGGGCGTGAGGTCTACGACTCCGACCCCAACGTTAGCTTGTCTGGAGTAGTCACCGCCACCATCAAGGGCCTCTACAGCTATAAGTCATCGCGCATGCGGTTAAGCTCACCTGCCGGAGGGCCTGATCTTTCAACGTTGGTAATCGGCTATGACTGCGTGGTCTCTGGCTACTCCAACGGTTCAAACAATGGCACCTTTAAGGTGGTCTCCTCATCGAGGGATCGAGCCACCGGAGCCTCGACTGCCCTGCTTAAGAACAATTTTTGTGTGACCGAAACTCCGGCAGGGGCGGTGAGTCTCACGCAGACGATCCCGACCTACGATACCGACAAGGTCACGAACATCGCTTTCTATCCCGGGTCAACCTCTCAGACTCCTGACTCTGAGATCGAGGCTTACGAGGGAGCCGGCAACGTGCCCGGGTTCATTTCCACCTGCTATATCAGGCTTAAGGGTTTCCAGCTTGGGCAGTACGGAAACCGGATTCCTCAGTTCTCCATCGTTGCTGATGCGGGAGGGGCGACCGTTGCCGAGGCGATAACTGCTTGCTGGGAGCGATCGGGAAGGACTGCCGCATCGGATATTGATGTTACCGGCATCTCTGGAGAGATGAAGGGCTACGCCGTGACCGGTCCCTTCTCGCCGATTAACGCACTCCAGCCTCTCGCTCTTGCTTATGACGTCCTCTCGCAGGAGGGAGACGCGAAGGTCCGCTTCTTCCATCGCAAAAACGCGACCATTATCGAGGTCGACGAGCGCGACCTGGCGGCCCATGAGTATGGATCCGACACGGCTCGCCCTTTGACTATCGAGGAGGAGCCATCGAGCGAATCGCCAAGCGAGGCGAACATCAAATATGTTGACCTTGAGGCCGAGAGCCAAGCAGGATCACAGCGAGAGCGCCGCATCGACTACCAGTCTGACGGCGTCCTCAATATCAACTTGCCTATCGCTCTCACCGGGGCGGTAGCTCGAGGGATCGCACGACGGTTGCTTTGGGTCGCCTGGGCAAACAAAAAGACCTTCACGCTCTCGCTTCCCGCGCGCTACTTCCATATCCAAGAGAACGACTGTCTCAGGGTCAAGGCCCTTGGCAGCCCGTGGCTTTTGCTTGTCCAGAAGGCTGACGTCGGCCTCAACGGAGTTATTGAAGTTGAGGCGGTCCTTGAGAACCGCGACGTTCTGACTCAAGAGGAAGTGGCCGACGCTCCCTATGGAAACACCACGGCCCTTGCTGGCGGTCCAATAGACACCGAAACCACGACCATCGAGATCCCGCCTTGGGTGCCAACGACCACTCGGGTCCCTGGCGCTCCAACGACTACGCATGGAGCGGTCGTCGAGACTGACGAGCTCAACTTCCCAGGCTGCCAGGTCTTCGAGTCTGACGATGATGACGAATACTACCCTTGGCTATTCCTGACGCAGGGCGCGACCCTCGGAGCAGCCGAGACCGTCTTGGCCGGCACCGGCGTCAATCCTGCCTACTGGGATCGGGTCTCGACCGTCACAGTGCGACTTTTCAACTTAGCCGGCACCCTGGAATCGAAGCCAGAGATCGACGTCCTCAACGGGGCAAATCGAGCCATGGTTGGCGGTGAGATCATCGGCTTTGCGACTGCCACGCTTGTCGACGACAATACCTACACGCTCAGCGACCTTTTGCGCGGCCTGAGGGATACCGCCGACCAGATGACTTCCCACGCCTTAGGCGAAGACTTTGGCTTCCTTGATGGGGCCGTGAAGGAGCAGAGCTTCCCTCTCTCGTGGATCGGATCGACTCATTATTTCAAGTATGTCTTTGCAGGGCAGAACCTCGCAGACGCAACGGCTCAATCGCTCACGATCAATGGCGACTCCCTGCGGCCCTTCTCTCCTGGCGGCTTGGGCGTTACGAAGGACGCATCGGGCCAAGTCACTGGGACGATCACGCGGCGCACCAGAGTCCTTACTCGGATCTTCTCTCCTGCCTTGACTCCGCTTCACGAGCAGGAGGAGAAGTACGAAATCGACGTGATCTATCCCGCTGGCGGCTCAACGGTTGTTCGGACGATCACTGTCACGGATACCAACGTCTTCAGTTACGGGGAGGCCAATCAGACCACGGACGGGGTCACGGCCTTTGATCCGATCAAATACCAGATTTACCAGATCTCAGAGATCTACGGGCGAGGGAAAGCCCTGACCGTCACAGCCTAAGGAGGGCTCAAGAATGACAAGCGCTCGCTTCTCTCAGACTCAACTCGTCGAAGGCCAGGCTTCGGGTGAGACCACGGCAAACGAATATCTTGCCATGCTCGAAATCATTATGAACGGCGAGGTTCTCGACCGGGACTTGACCACGCCTCCCGGCTCTCCGAGCGATGGCGATCTCTACATCGTCGCCGCTTCAGCGACTGGGGCCTGGACCGGCGAAGACGGCAACCTCGCTTACTACCTGAGTGGCTGGAAGTTCATCACCCCGAAATCTGGGCTCACGGTTTTCATCACCGACGAGAAGGTTGTCTACGCTTACTCCGCTGTCGAATCCCTCTGGTTCCCAGTGCAGAAGATATGGTCAACGACTGAGCACTGGACCGGACTCTACTCCAGCATTTCCGGTGGCAAGATTTACTCGAAGGTCATCGAGATCGGGGCGCTTCCCAATACCACGATGGCAAGCACCGCGCACTCAATCTCAACCATCGACTTTGCGGGCCATGTCAGGAGCGAGCACGTTGTCCGCGACGATGTTAACTCGGTCATGTATCCTGGCAACGGCAACCTCGTCGTCCTCACTGGTACGCATGTCCTCGAGTACACGGTTAACGCCACCAACGTTGTCGTCAACGTCACCTTTGACGCGACTGACTGGGACATGACGGTCCGTCTTGAATATGAAAAGGTCTAAGCCATGATCGCAATCGGACAAAAAACCAACTCGCCGCCCGAAGTCTCTTCAGCAATCGAAGCCTACATCGTGGGTGAAGCCGCAACCGGAGACTGGTCTGGTTACGCGGAGAACGACCTCGTCGTTTCGCAGGGATCCGGCTGGCTCAAGAGAACTCCGATCGCTGGTGAGAGGTTCTACTCTTCAGACGAAGGGATGGATATTTTCTTTGACGGGACTGACTGGTATGGGATTATCTCTCCTTTCAATCTCGAGTTCCAAGCGTCTCACGCGACGGCTGCTAACACTGTCCGCAAGGGCCGAATCACCAGCACGACCACGCTCCTCAACGCAATCTTCCCGAGCGGCAAATCGCTGATAATCTTGTCTGCCGAAATGTGCTGGAAGTCAGGGGCGACCGTTGGGACCTACGGACTTTACCCCATACTTTATGACCAAGGCGGCGCCACGAGTCACCGGCTCGGATCAATGCTCACTTGCTCTGAGAACGTCCAAAACAGAACCCTTGTAACGGGGACGCTGGCTTCGCCCCTTGCTCTTGTCGATGGTGACGGAACGAAGCAATTCTCTTGCGGCTGGGAGCACGACGTCTCTTCTCCCGGTGCTCTCGCCTCCGGCTATCATGGCTGCTATATCCGTGGCTACATCTTGGAGAAACTCTGATGAGCAAAACACCTGCCGAGCTAAAAGCCGATGGCTTCGTAAAGGTCTCCCCTCCTGGCTTGAGGATTCATGTCTGGGAGAAGCACATCGCCCGCGAGCTCGTTGATGAGGTCATTTACGACAATGATACCGGGAAGGTCTACGAGGTCGTCCCAGATATCAATCTTCTTGATGGGGACGCGTCTGGGATTGAGCGGCTCTCTGATGAAATGGACCGGGCCGACGACTTCAATGCCCTGCTACAGCTTTTGAAGTCGAAGGCGATCCTCACCCCGTCAGAAGTTGGCGCTCTGCGCGTCCGGCGGCCTCGCCCGTTGAGACCGCCGAACGAGCGGCCTTGATCACTTCATGGCGCAGTCTGGGCCGATGCCGGTTCGGATTGACAAGGGAGCGGTCAGGGGGCGGTTGCACCTGAGGCATCGAGAATCGAGCAGGAGGCTCATACCGAGGCCCACCCACTTGGAGTCCTCCCCTTCAGTCGCCATCGACCAGAGGACCGCTGCCACGCGCTCGAAGAAGGATGGCTCCTCAGTTCCACGCTTGGATCTCCAGACCGTTATCCCGAAGTCATCGACGAAGGCAAAGCCCTCATAGTCGCTTTGATTGTTGGGGCCGGTGAGGAGTCCGACGACTCGCTTCCCTGCCGCGAACTTTGCGTCTGCCGTTTGGGTCCAGATCCTAAACGTCCGGTGTTCTCCGCTTGGAGACTCAATCGTATAGAACCCGTTAAAAATCCTCGACGCTGGTTCTGTTGCGTTCATGTCGTGCTCTCCAAAAAAGGCCCCTCCCCACGATGGGGAGGGGCCGACGAAACGCCGAAGGTGACGAGCCTTCAGCAGACGAATTCTTAATACTCTTCTGGCAGAAGCAACGTGGTTGCACTGCGGTCGGCCTCGGTGATCACCCAGAACTTAATCTTCTGGTGATGGTAGACGCTGAAGATCCTCCCGCCGTGGCGCAGGGCTTCATCGTTGGCCTTCTTGTCTTCCTCGCAACAGTCTCCCCAGTCACCGCGCAGGTGACGGTAGAGAGCTTGGAGCGGCACAAACAAATTAGACTTGGAGATCGCCTCAGCGAATCCCTGCGTCATCACAACGCGGCCCTGCTTGAAGAGAGGGGCTTGTCTCTTGGCTCTCATGATCATCGTTTATTCTCCGTCGTTCTTGGTTACTTGATTATTCCAGAAAACCTTTAAGGCGCGACCGTTGATCTGCGTCCAAGGTTCGCCCGTCGAAGCTGACGCGCTGGCGGCAACTTGCGACAAAATGCTCGTCGTCGCGATCGAAGTGGAAAGCCATGGCTTCGACCTCTTCAAGGAGGGAGTCATCAGCGACGAGAAGATCGCCGGCTGCCTCTTCGATGGTGTCGAGTTCAAGCTGGATCGGTGGGCCGACTTCGCGAATCGTGAAGTAGTTCCCACCACCGCTAACTCGGATCTCTCGGCGGTTCTTGTTGTAGGTTGCGAAGGCCAAGAAGTTCGAGACCTTGCTCTCACTGATGCCCTTCTCGCGGCACCATTCTGCGATCTCCTCGGCGACGAAGTCGGGGACGTCCTTCTTCTTCTTGCGCTTTTTGACTTCGACCTTCACGACCTGGCGGTCCTTGGCTGAGGTCCAAGGCCGAATCGCCTTCTCGAAACTGCCATGAGCAATGTCGCGGATATAGAGAGGGTCGACCTTTGCTCCGCTTTGGCGGGCACCTTCAGCGCAGCCCATAGCGTAATTGAACGCCATCGAAGCCTCGTGGTTCTTGTGATGATCAGCCATCACGTAGCTCCAAGCGAAGACCATGCCCACGCCGCTGAGCTCAATCTGGAAGACCTCGCGATCGTAGAACGAGGGGAACCCTTCGTACCGATCCAGTGCGACGAAACAGTCTGGAGTCACTTTCCAGATCGCACCGTAGACCTCTTTTCCTTCCTTGATATCAATGTCTGCGACTCCCCTCGCGGTGAGCTTCCAATTCTTGAGAACGGCAGGACCAACGAACTCAGCTCGAGGGCAGCGGTTACTCATTTGGTCTCGGTTCATGTTGCTCCCATAGGCAAAGTAAAGATCGCACTCGGCTGCTGCTGCGGTTGCTGTCGCAGACCTGAGGGAGCGGTCTTTATTGCTGAAAGGGGAGAGGCGCGCCTTGGACCTTTGCGAGGTCTCTTTCTTCTTCTTAGCCATCGTCTTGTCCTTCTTAGAATTCATAGCCTGGGTGGAATTGGTTTTCTTCAGGGTTGAAGGCGGACCTCGGAGCGTAGTCTTCTGCGCCACCGGCTCCGATATAGATCGTGCAGTCGCCGCCCTCTTCAGGCCCACCCACCACGGACAAGCAGGAGATCCTTGCCGACAGTGGATAGTTAGGCTGGAAGGCGACCTTTATTTCAGTCTCTCCCTCTTCAGGCAGAGTGGCGCTCAGCTCTTCGAGAGCGTCAATAAGTTCTTTCAGTGTCATCGTCTACCTTTCGTCGTTGGGGTTGGTGGGGGCAGCTTCATGCTGCCCCCTTCGTCGTTGTTTTAACTTGCGAGATCTTGGGCGCGCTCTGAGAAGTAGGATATCGAGTCCCTCATCTCGCAGACGTTGTCAGTGTGGACTTGCGCCGTCATGGCTGACGTGGTCTCAGTGTTGAATGAGCGAGCGCGGCGCCAGTGCCAGTGTTGATCAGTGGCGTACTTCCGCTTGAAGCCTTCAAGCTCTGCGAGGGCCGCAGCATCCTTGCGGGTCATATAGTGGTTGGCGTCGAAGAGTTCCCAGAGTGCGCGGCGCTTTGTTCCAGCTCGCGGCATGAAGGTCGGGGCGCTTGCGGCGCTTGCGTTGATCATCTCAGATCCACCGGTGACTACTGACCAGTTACGGACCTTGAAGATCTCCTTCAGCATGGGAAGGAGGTTCAACCTTGTGGAGTTGGTCAGGTCAAACTGATCGGTCACGGCGAGGTTAACGATACGGATGCAGAGGCGGGTCCAGCGCTCAATCTTGTCGGCGTTGAGTGTCCCTTGGTGCATCCGAAATTCGATGGTGCCATGCTTGCGCAGGGTCTCAAGGTTTAACTTGACGTAACGCGAGTTCTGCATTTTGCGGCAGAGAACGGTCCTATTAACGGCGAGGTCGATATCAGCGAAGGCGACTGCTGCGCTGCTGAACTGGAAACGGTTCGAGTGGCAGTACGAAGAGTGGCCGCGGCGTGATCGGGAGACGAGCTCCTCCATCGACTCTTCTATTCTGATCCAGATCTTGCAGAGGCGCTTTAAGGCGTTGAGGTCAATGTCATGGGCGTCAACGTGAACGTGAGTGCCACAAGAGCGCGTGACGTAGGCACCAGATCCGGTGAGGGCGGCGCAAGCGATCATAACGTGATTAAAGGAAGTCGAGGGAGGAGTGGCAGCTTCAAAACCCGTAGGGATTGAGCCATCGCGGCAGACTTTCCACTGACCTTGTTGGTTGGCGCTGGTGTTACTGTATCCAACGACTTGCAGAGGGATGTTCTGATTTCTCAGAACCTCGGCTGCTGCGTTCACGGTCAGTCCAAGGGCTTCGAACTCGATGCCAAACTTGCGGCTGGTTGTTTCGTTGATCGTCATCGTCTTACCTTTCGGGGTTTCGTCGTTCGTCGTTTCGTCGGTCAGCTTTTTGGCTTACGTTGAAAGAATACGACCCGACTCGAAGATACTCCAGGGGGTTCGAGGTTTTTTTTATCTGCCAAGACTGGGGCCCTTGTTTATAAGGGGAGGCGCAGGGCTACCAGAACGCCCCGTATCGGACTTTCGGCGATGTTTGTGAGTGCTGAGCCTCATCGGGTTTCGTTTAAGTCTGAGGCAAAAAAGGTCGAAGAAATAAGGGCCGGCCTGATCTAATTCTGGGTAGGTGGTGGATATTCGACCCTCCACCGGTTAAATATATGACCTCCGGAACCCTCCGGAACAACGACGGAGAAACGACGATGAGTAAGAAAGCAGAAGTCTGCAAGGTAACGATGCTCCTCAAGGAGGCGCGGCGCCGGCTGCGCGAAGTGGCTGAGATCGCGGTCAAGGATATCGACCTCTTTGCCCATGTCTCGAACGCCTCAGGCACTGAGTCCCGCACCTTTGTCACGGTTGAACTTTACGAGAAGAACGCAGACGGCCGACCTCTCACAAGGGAGCGGCAAGAGTTCATCGACCGGTGCACCACTGAGACGGAGGGAGGCATGCTTCCTGACCCTATCGGCTATGAGCACTTGGGCGTTGGGATCAAGGGACCCTCTGGCCTTGTCATGGGCTGGCTCGTCGGCTGCGATCTTTACGATCCTGACCTGGCCGTGATCGAAGAGAACGACAAGTATCGAGACTGGGTCGGCGTTCCACTTGTGGAGATCGCCGCCAGAATCAAAGAGTTCGGAGTAGAGCCGGCAAAGGCTCGCATCGGAGGCCCGACAGCGTGACTGATCAAGTCTCACGGAGATCCCGCTCGCGTATGATGGCGAAAATGCCCCGCGCCGGAACTCGTCCAGAGTTGCGGGTGGCTGCCATTCTTGCGGCGCATCGAGTTGACTTCACCCCGCAGGTGGAGCTCCTTCTCGGGCGTGGAGGAGGCAGGGTCTCCGTGGACTTCTTTTCTCGCAAGGAGCGACTCGCCATCTTTGTGGATGGTTGTTTTGTGCATGGTTGCACGAAGCATAAGAAGCGAGCTCTTCCGGCTCGTTGGAAGAAGAAAATCGCGGCCACTAAGCTGCGAGATCGACAAGTGCACGATGCACTTGTCTCTTTGGGTTGGCGTGTTCTCAGGCTTCCAGCTTGTGAGATCGACGCCGGAAGAATCGCAGCGGCGATAGCAGGAGCACGACGAAGATGATCTACGACGAAGACGATGACCTCCTCCATGATGGAGGACTGACGGGAGGACAAGGGCGCTCTGCTCAGGACCTCCATGGTAACGCGACAATTTTTCTCTGGCTGTTCCTCGGGGCTCTGACCTATGCGTTGGGTGCCTTCGTTCTCAGCCTTTTCTAAGGACGACTGACCAATGGGCAAGAAGAATAACGAGGCCGACTTCATCGTCAGGCCAAGAAGGGCAAAGCGAAAGGGGAAGGAGCCGACCCGCTTCGTCAACTTCTCGCGAGCGGCGCAGCTCCTTGAGCTCGCATATGACACTATCTCGAAGGCTGCCGAAGACGGGGAGCTTGAGATCGCCTTCCAGGTGGAGGGAGCTAACGGGCGACTCACGCCCGTCGTAACGGCCAGGGCTCTCGACGAGTATCGCCGCCGCGCGATCGCCAGGCTGCGCCTTTTCACTTCCGACTATCATATCGCCCGGGCTGACGCCTTGGAGAAGAAGGAGATCTTCTGATCATGAACGACGAAGCAGCAATCGGATCTAAACCGAACTCGAAGAGGGAGACGCTGACCTACTCAGCCCTCTCGAAGTTCCGGAACTGCCGGAGGGCTTACCGTCATCGCTACGTTGACGAGCTCTCCCAGAAAGATAAGGGCGAAGCCCTTTGGGTTGGCTCAGCCTTCCATGATGCCTTGCACGTTGGCTACCTTGAGCGTGAGCAGGGCAAGTCTCGCGATGAGGCGCTCGAGGGCGCTCTTCGTTGGATGGACGCGGGGCCTCTTCTGGGTGCCAACGCTGACCCTGCCTTGCAGGGTCGCCGCGACCTCCTTCGCGCCATGGTGCGGAACTACGAATACCGCTGGCGGGAGGAGAGGCCAGAGGACTCGGTCCCTGACTCCGCGCTTGAGGAGATCGCGAAGGAGATGCCCTTTGTGCTTCCTATCCGGAATCCTGAGACTGGCCGGCAGTCGATGACCTTCCAGCTTGCCGGTAAAGTCGACGGCATCGTCAGGTTTCAGGATCAACTCTTCATCCTTGAACACAAGACCGCCGCGACCATCAGCGGCGACTACCTGGCTCGGCTCTGGGCCGACTTCCAGTCTCAGATCTACGCGGCGTCTATCTCTGAGCTCCTGGGCGAGCCTGTCGTCGGTGTCATTTATGACGTGACGGCTAAAGCCCGACTCAAGAGGAAGAAGGGGGAGACGAGCGAGGAATTCGCTGAGCGGATCGCTGGCTACAAGACGGAGAAGACGAAGAAGAAGCACCTCGAGATCGGACCGAAGCAGGACGAGACGGAGGAGCAGATCTCTGCGCGCCTCGACGCTTGGTATCAGAACCCTGACGCTTTCGTCCGAGAACTGATCTACTTCGACGCGGATACTCTCGCCAACGTCAAGGTCGAGATCTGGGAACTGACTCAGCAAATCCTCGACGCCCGTCGTCGTGATCGCTGGGGTCAGAACACGACCCAATGTTATGCCTTCGGGTCTTGCGCCTACGCGCCGATCTGTCGGAATCACGGCAAGATCGACGAGACGGTCGAGATCTACTACGAGAAGAAGGCCAGCCATGAGGAGCTCCGTGAGGTTCTCCCTGCTGGTTACTCACCGAGCGGTGACGACATTTTCGCAGAGCTGGACAAGATCGAGGCTTCCCAAGATTCCGGTCGCGACCTCGCTTTCTAACTAAGACACTCCTCCGCGGTGCCGGGCCGCAGAGGGGGAGAACACTTATCCCGGTAGGAGGCCATCATGGCTAAGAAAACGAACGAAGAGCCGGCTGAGAAAAAGACTCAGCCTGAACCTACGACGACCGCAGCTCCGGCGAGTTTCCTCCCGGCTGCAAAGACTCCGAAGATTGAGGACCTCTCTGCTTTGACTATCTTGCTCTACGGCAAGCCGAAGATCGGGAAGTCAACTCTCGCCTCGCAGTTCCCCGGCGCCTTATTCCTCCCGACTGAGCCCGGGCTTAACCACCTCGAGGTCTTCCAGGCTCCCGCTGACGGTGGCGGAATCAAGTCCTGGGCGCACTTCTGCGAGATCATGAGCGAGGTCTCGAAGGGCGGACACCCCTTCAAGACTTTGATCATCGACACCATCGACAACCTTCACAAAATGTGCGCGGAGCATGTTTGTAGAGCGCGCCAGGTGGAGTACGCCGGAGACATGCCTCATGCGAAGGGTTGGGCCTTGGTGTCCAACGAATTCGAGCGAGTCATTCGCAGGATCGCGCAGCTTCCTATGGGGCTGATCATGATCTCTCACGCGGTCGACCGTGAGGTCGAGACGAGAGCCGGCACAATGCAGAAGACCACGCCCACGATGACTGAGGGCGCGCGAAAGTGCATCGCTGGACTGGTGGACATGATTCTCTACTGCGACGTCCAGCAGGAGGCCGACGATAATGGGAACGTCCGTTACCGTCGGATCATCCGGACGAAGCCTCACCCCAACTATGACGCTGGCGACCGTACCGGCACTCTTCCTCCCTCGCTGGACTTGTCCTTCGATGCCTTCTATGGCTCGTGGCAAGCAGGCCAAGGTAAGTAAACAAGAACCCCAGAAAGAAACGAGAACGCTATGAACAACGAAGGCTTTGACTTCACTTCTGAACTCGACTCGATGGACGAGCAGTATCAGAACGCACCCGAGGACGCTGGCTCGACCTATGAGGACGTCCCTGACGGCAAGTATCAGGTCCGCATCCAAGATGCTGAGCTCACCCGCTCCAAGACTTCCAACGCGCCCATGATCAAGATGAAGCTCCGCATCGAAGGACCTTCCCACATCAACCGCCTCCTCTGGCGCAACTCAGTGATCGCGGCCGACAAGCTGGAGTGGATCAAGAAGGACCTCACCCGCCTGGGCCTAAAGCTCGGCAAGCTTTCCGAGCTCCCCAACGTCCTGTCTTCTGTCAAAGGTGTCCTGATCGAGGTCACGGTGAAGAAAAACGGCGACTTCCAGAACATCTACATCGACAAGAAGCTCGCGGGAGTTGGGCAGGGAGCTCCTGCTCAGCAGACGCAGGGCAATGACTTTGCGTCGGGGACTGGTGTGGCCGGCTCAGGCTTCAATCCCAACGATGATATGGGCGTGCCCTTCTAAGGTTCGCCTCAACGAGGGCCGTCAACACTGGCGGCCCTTACCTTTTCAGGAACGCAGCCCATGAGTCTCGAACTTCCTCGAATCGTTGTCGATACCAGAGAGCAGGACCCGTGGCGGTTCTCTGCCGGTGTCCTTGTTTTGCGGGAGAAGCTCGAGACGGCCGACTACTCGGTCAAGGGCTTTGAAGATGAGATCGGGATCGAGCGCAAGACAAGGGAGGACCTCGTCAACACGCTTATCCACTCCCGTGATCGGTTCACCGAAGAACTCCGAAGAATGGAGCGGCTGGCTTATGCCGCTGTCTTCGTTGAGTCTGACCTGGCGCCGATCTTGCGGGGAGAATTCTATTCCGCGGCGAAACCGAAAGCGGTCGTCGCTTCACTGGCTTCCATCATGGCTGACTTTGGCGTGATGGTAGTCTTCTGCGGCAACCGGGCTATGGCTGCCGCTATGGCTGAGGACGTTCTCTGCCGACTGGCTGAGAAGTTCAAACGATGAAGAACACGACGAAGGAGCAAAGCATGGCAAACGTAACGGCTACCGGTCGAGTGGAGCGAGTTTTCTACTCGTCCGAGAAGTTCTCTGCTGGTGTCTTGATGACGAAGGACGGAGACGAGGTCAAGATCGCGGGAGCGATGTTCATCAAGGAAGGGGACCGGATCAAGGTCGTCGGCCAGAAGTCGCGCCACGAGAAGTACGGCGACCAGATTAAGGTCGAGACTTTCAGCTTCGATACGGTGCTCGACTCTGAGGCCCTCTCTCAACTGATGGCGAAGGACAAGCGCTTCCAAGGGATCGGCCCTTCACGCGCCCACAAAATTGCTGAGGCTTTGGGGGATAGCTTTGAGGAAGCGATAAAGAACAAGAAGGCCGAGGACATAGCCGAAGCGGCTGGCGTTCCGGTCAAGGTCATCGTCGCGCTCAAAGAGGTCTGGTTTGAGCATCTCGAGCTCAACCGGACAATGGCTGCGATGAGCGCCTGGGGCGTGGCTCCTGGCTCTGCCAAGCGGCTCTTTGATTCCTATGGCGCCTCGGTGGTCAAGATCGTCGAGGAGAATCCCTACTGGCTGATCGGTCGAGTCCGCGGCTTTGCCTTCAAGTCCATCGACAAGATAGCGGTCGCGGCTGGGGTGCCGAAGGATAACCCGCATCGGCTTGAGGAGTGCCTTAAGTTCGTCGCCAACGAGTTGAGCAACTCAGGTCACACCTGGAGCCGCCTTGTCGAGATCTTAGACGACGCAGAGATCCTCTTGGCGTTAGACACTCTTGACGGTCGTGACCTTATCATGGGAGCCATGGACCGACTCACGGCCTCTGGCTCGTTTGTTCGATACGAGGGCACTGGCTCGGTGATCTATTGGCCTCGCTGGGTCTTTAACGCTGAGGTCAAGGTCGTGAAGACGATCTTCAACTTTGGGGTCCAAGGTTCACACAAGGCGACGGCAGGGATCAATGAGGCGGCCGCCATAGCCTTCGAGCCTCGCTTGAACAAGAAGCAG